GCGTAATTATGGCTAAGTACATCGCCTACTATCGCGTCTCCACAGACAAGCAGGGCCAGTCTGGCCTCGGACTGGAAGCCCAGCAAGCAGCTGTGTCACAGTACCGCGCCGACATCTTGGCCGAGTTCATCGAGGTTGAATCCGGCAAGAATGACCAGCGCCCACAGCTGGCCGCTGCCCTGGCCGCATGCCGTGAGCATGATGCAGCCATCCTGATTGCCAAGATTGACCGCCTCTCGCGTGACGCAGCTTTCTTGCTGACTCTCCGCAAGTCTGGCGTGGACATCATCGCAGCCGACATGCCGCACTGCGGATCGCTGGAGTTTGGCATCCGTGCCGTGGTGGCCCAGCATGAGCGCGAAGAAATCAGCCGCCGCACCAAGGCAGCGCTGGCCGCGGCCAAGGCCCGTGGGACCAGGCTTGGTTGCCCAAACCCACAGGCCGGTGGTCTGGTGACTGCCGCCAGGGCCAAGCAGGCAGCTGTAGAGGCCGCATCGCGCATCGCCCCTATCCTGGCCGACATCAAGGCCGCTGGCGCTGCTACGGTCCGGGAAATAGCCCAGGCGCTGACCCAGCGTGGCATCCCAACCCCGGCTGGCAAGGCCAACTGGTCCGTGTCCAGCACCTACCTGCTGTTGCAGCGGGTGGCCGCGTGAACAACCCGGACCTGCCGGTCATTGTTGGCAGCATCATCGCTGCCGTCTGCATCCTGGCCGTAGAACTTTGGAGGTTTATATGAGCGAGATCATCGCTTGGTATCTGGTATTTCTGTTGCTGGTCATTCTAATTTACGGAGGCTGACATGAAACTGATGGACATTTTCTTCTCGCTCATGGATGGGTATGACCCGCCGATCATGCTGCCGCATGAGGCGATCATGGCGTGGAGGCCAGCCGATCCTCGGCGCTATGACTCGGTCCGTGCAGAGTGCATTAAGACACTGCGCGAGAGCAACCGCTATATTTTGGACGGCCATTTCACCCCGACGAAAGCCAGCAACACGGACATCACTGTCACCTTCAATCGCGCGCGTCAGCAGCACGGCGAGACACTGATCCAGGTGGCGAAATGAAAACCATGCTGGCGATTCTGTCGGCCATTCTGGGTGGCTGCGGGACCATGCAAGATGCCGTTACCCATCTCCGCGTCGAGAAAGAAATCCAGGCAATGAGCAGGGCCGAGGTCATAGCAGGCATCGGTGAATGCGAGGCCGCTGGGCAAAGGGCAATTGTGTTAAGTGGCAAGCGCAGTATCAATGGGCAGGTTATCCCGGTCCCAGTTGAGGTGACCTGTCTCCCAAAAATCAGATGGTGAGGTGGCTATGAGTCAGAAACTTGAAGTCTTAACTTATATTCAGAAAAGCAAGGGCATCACCAGCATGCAAGCGTTCGTTGACCTGGGCATAACCAGGCTGGCAAGCAGGGTGTACGAACTGCGCGGGGATGGGCATCTGATCCTCGACTACTGGATCAGGGTCAAGGATCGGGCGGGGCGTGAGGTGAAGGTCAAGCGCTATGTTTTGCAACCGAAGGGGAAAAAATAATGGTCAGTAAAGTCACGCCGGACACCATGATGAGCGCAAGTCGATTGCCCTCTCTCATGGGATACAGTAAATACAACACGCCGAATGATGAGTTGCAGTACAGCATCCGTGCGTTGCAAGACATGGAGCGGCCAGACATTGGGAATGAAGCGATGGCCTGGGGTAATCAGATGGAGCCTCTTATCCTGTCTGAAGCAGCGCGTAGGTTGGACCTGAGCGATGTCGTGCTGGACCATCCAACAGCCTGTTATCACCCAGCCATCCCGCTGTGCTGCTCTCTCGATGGCACTGGCAATGGCCGGGGCCAGGTGATCCGCACCGATCCTGACAAAGGCATATATGTGGTCGGCCAGGACAGCATAAACCTGCATGGCGTTGGAGTGATTGAGGCCAAGCTGACCAGCGTCAGGCCGGAGGATACGCCAGCGCTGTACCGTGGTCCGATCCAACTGCAAGGCCAGATGGATATCATCCAGGCGCAGTGGGGTGCGGTCTGTGTACTGTACGGCGGCACTGAATTACGCATCTTCCTGTTCGCACCGCATGTCGGAACGGTTACCAGGATAGTGGAACAGGTCAGGGATTTCCAGCGGCGGCTCGACAACTGGTCAGCCACTGGCGAGATCGACTTCTATGCTCCGGCCAGCACCAAGGATGCGGATCGGATGTACCCAGAGGCAGAGGACATCGAGGTAGTGCTGCCGCCCACGGCCGAGGACCTGGTGCAAAAAATCAAGGCAGCACAGGCCGTGGCTTTGCAGGCCGAAACTGACCGCAGCAAAGCCGAGGCCGATCTTAAGGTGCTGATGGGGACGGCCACCACTGGCGTGATCGGAAACTATCGAGTGTCCTGGCCTATGCGTAGCTACGCTGCGAAGCCAGCCAAGGTCACCCCGGCCAAGGAAGCGTACACCATTCGGCAATCTAATCTCTCAATCAAGGAACGCAAATGAGCAACATCACTACCCGCCAGGGGTTCGCACCCCAGACATTCGCCGAGTGCCGCCAGTTCGCGGAGGAGTTGGCATCATCCAGCCTGGTCCCCAAGCAGTACCAAGGCAAGAGTCAGGACATCTTGGTCTGCGTCCAATGGGGCATGGAACTCGGCCTCGCTCCCATGCAGGCGCTCCAGAACATCGCGGTCATCAACGGAAAGCCCAGCGTCTACGGTGACGCAGCGCTGGCGCTGGTCCAAGCTAGTCCAGTCTGCGAGGGTGTCGAGGAAACAATCGAGGGCGAAGGCACTGCCAACCCGGTGGCTATCTGCACCTGCCATAGGAAGAACCGCCAGCCGGTCACCGCAAGGTTCAGTGTCGAGGATGCCAAGCGCGCTGGCCTCTGGGGCAAGCAAGGCCCGTGGCAGGCGTACCCCAAGCGCATGCTACAGATGCGCGCCCGTGGCTTTGCGCTGCGCGATGCCTTCCCTGATGTCCTCAAGGGCTTGATCACCGCCGAGGAAGCGCATGACTACCCCTCAGAGCGTGATGTCTCGTCGGTCAAAGCCAACCCGCTGGATGCCATCGCAGCGCCAGTAGCGCCAGCAGAATTGATCTACAACATCCCGGCTGAGTCGGTCACCGCCGAGATGCTGGAGCAGACAGTTGAGCCGGAGCCGGTAGCGCAGACAGCCGAGGAACTCAAGGCTGAGTTTGAGGCGGCTGGCATCGAGGTGGTTGCGGTGGAAGTGATTGAGGAACTGCCGGAGACTATCCCCCGCCGTTACAAGCTTATGGTCCCAGGCAAGGCAGAGCCGCTCAACCAGTTCGATGATGCGCTAGACTTTATCAAGGCTTACGAAGACCTGGCCGAGCGCACTGCCCGCGCCGGGAAAGCACCGCACCGTGACCGCATGACCAAACTGCGGGAGTTGCGCGAGGCCAATCAGGATGCGCTTAAGTCTATTCCAATGATGCAGAGAACCATGCAAAATGCTGCGTATTCCCACCGCCTTGCTGCTCTGGGCGCGGCGATGAAGGAGGCTGGCGATGCAGGTTAGACACACAATCGAAGCGCTGACGCGGGAGCAGCTTGAGGAACTCATCGCGCACTACCACAAGCGCTGGCCGTCCACTGGTTACGGCACAAGCACCGGCACTATCAGCTATCGGCATGGCGATGATGTCTGGGTTTGCACAATGACACGCGAGGATAGCTGCGAATGAGACTTGGACTTTTTATGTTTTTTTGCATTTGTGGAATGTGGATGCATGGCGTAGGTAAGTTGATCGGATGGTGGTGAGTCTAATACGGGGGAAAGCGGATGCTGAAGAGTTAGCGTTGCGACTACGCGGCGGCTCAGTGCAGCGAGTACCCCACCCTTTTGAGGTGACTATGATACGGATGACAAGGCAGGTAGTTGAGGTGGTGGATGCCATGCGAAAGATCGGCAAGCCAACAACAGCAGATGAAATTGGAGTTGAGTTAGGACTGACGCGCCGAGAGAATGGCATGATCGGTGGCCGGTTACACAGCTACAAAGATAAAGGTCTAGTGATCAAGGTTGGAATAATCCCAGGGACCAGGGGTTGCGTAGGCCAGAAGACAATCTGGAAGTTGGATGAAGAGGTGGCTGCAACAATCTCTGGCGTGATGCTGATCAGGAAATCAAGCGGCACTGTGCCAAGTGGCTGGAAGCATGAAGCGCTGACAGAAGCAATGCGTGGCATGAACCATTCCGAGCATCTGCGCGACATGGTAGTCACAAAAAACATGGGGGCAGCATGACTAAAGACGAAGTACTGAAGCCGGAGCAAGAGCTTTTTGTGGTCAAGCACTACTCTTCTGATGAGCGCCCAACCATAAAAGGCAATGGCTTTGATGGACTTGAGATAGGCACTGATCGAGAGGATGCCGAGGAATTCATTGCATGGGTCAATGCTCGTATTTCCACCCCACCACAGCGCGAGCCGGAGCAAGAGCCGGTGGCGTGGATGCGTGAAGAGGAGGATTGCAGTGATTGTATTGTGTGGGAACAAACGGAAGAACACACAATTCCTCTCTACACCGCTCCACCAAAACGCAAGCCGCCCACGGCATAAAGGGGGAATGAATGAAATACAACCAAAAATTTCATGCCGTTATTTCAGCGATGCAGTCACTCAAGGTTGACAAGATGGCGTTGATTACCGGCAACATCGCGGCCAGGATGAATGAGTCTACTGAGCAAGTCGGACACTACCTGCAATCTATGGCGAAGCAGGGAATCATCAAGCGCAATGGCATGGTACTAGACTGGGCCAACAACACTAATGTAAAACAGATGAGGTGGAAGATTGCAAGCAACACGGACAACAAGGCCAGCGGGTCAGCCAGCACAATGCACCATGTGCAAGGAGATCAGACCGTCATCTGACTATCGCAAGACACGGTACGGGACATTAGCCAGCTGGTGTCGCAAGTGCGTGAATGAAGGCAGTCTGTTCAACTATCACAGGAGAAAATTAATTGGCCGCAAGAGGGTGGAGAAAGAGGCAGATCATGGATACAAGTTACATTCGCAGCCTGTCTCCTGACAGTATCGGTGGGCTGCTTAACCGGCACATAGAAGCAGCCTATCAAGCTGGATTAATCACCGGCTTTGCATGGGCATGCGGAGCCATGATCATAGGAGTATCGGCCGTCATCATTGTAATCAAGCAAGCATAGACTCCGCTGCTGTCTCAACCTCTGCCACCCTGCGTCCCCAGCCTTTGCCAAAGGTGGCCCAGGTTGGCAGAGCCTGCAAGAACTTGAGCCGCTTGGCCTGGTACATGTCTACGATATCAGCCGGGTCATGGGCCGCTACAGCCGCCAGCGTACCCTTTCCAATAGCGCCATCAGCCGCAGCGCCGACAACCTCCTGGAGCCACTTTGCTGCCCGTCCTGGGCCACTGTTGATGGCAGCGTCGAACACTACATAGTCAACGCCAGTGGGCAGGTCATCGCCATGCACCTTGTCCCAGTAGCTGCGCTTGTACAGCGGTCCAACATCAGACGGAGTCAGGGCGCGCATGGCCTTCTCATCCACCGGATGGCCGACGAACTCCTCCCAGACTTTCTTGGTGCAGCCCAGGTTGGTCATGCCGCCAGGATCAGCCGGATGGTTTACGAAGCCGCCCTCGTGGTGCAGCACCGCGGCCAGTGCCTTCTCAAAATTCTCTTTCATTTTTCTAGACTCTCCGTTACTTTGACTGCGGCAAGAATGCCAATGAAACCACCTACGATTGTGCTGAATGCTGGGCCAATGATGGGGAAGATATCCGAGTTATCAATCACGCTGTTAGGCATGAACAGGCCGTACAGCATGACTCCAACCATCGACAGCATAACGATAGACAGCGTCACGCTGACCAGGATAGTGACGAAGCAGATAGTTTTCTCTCTCACTTCTTCAGCCCATTGAGTTGACTCGACTTGTCCTTGCTGCCCTGGCTGCTGCCAAAGTAGAAACTCAGGACCTGCGTTGCCGCCGAGGTGATGAAGCCCAGGGCGAAGATGATGATGTTTTCTTGGGACTCAGGAACATCACGAAAGATCAACACCGCGATGAGAACGAACGCTAGGCCGACAGTACCGAGGGCGAGGATAGGCATGGTCAGTTTATCCAGCAGTGGCACATTGACGCTGGTAGCCAGTTCTACATGCGCCTTGCGAGCGCTGTCCCTGTCCTGGACCTCAAGCTTGAATGCTTCCAGGTCAATCTCGGCCAGCTTCTGTGCTGCCTGCGGATCGGACTGTATGGCCTGGGTGACGGCCTCCACGGTATCAGACACGCCAAGCTTCTCAGCTATTGCACGGAC